GCTGAAAGATTACTTGCAGGTGAAAGATTCAGTATTGAGGCTGCATTTGTTGAGAGTGAAATGTCTAGAAAGGTTGGTGATGTAAGATTTGCTGCACCTGTTGGCATGAGAAATGAGTTCTCAACTGTAAGAATACAGCACAAGGTATCTGGTAAGATGCTTAATAAGAAACTCGCTGTTGGTATTCCTGTTTATGACAATGGTAAGTTGACTACTATGAATATGTGGATGCACTATGTAGATTATGAGGCTGAGTGTCAGTTCTCTGACTACAAGAACAATGCACTTGCATTTGGTAGAAGCAACAGAAATGGTAATGGTGAATATAAGAATATTGGTAAGTCTGGTGGTGTAATTAAGACTGGTGCAGGTCTCTATGAGCAAATGGAAGTAGCTAATACTTTCTATTACAATGACTTCTCATTGAAGTTGCTTGAGGATGCACTTTATGAGCTTTCTGCTGCCAAACTTGGTATGAAGGATAGATACTTCCTTATCAGAACAGGTGAGAGAGGTGCTATTCAGTTCCATAAGGCTATTCTGCAAACTATTAGTGGTTGGACACAGTTTGTATTTAATGGAGACCAACTTGGTATTGTTGAGAAGACTCAAAGTAATCTGAGCAATAATGCACTTTCTGCTGGCTTCCAGTTTGTTGAGTACAAAGCACCTAATGGTGTTAGAGTAAAGGTTGATGTAGACCCATACTATGATGACCCTGTAAGAAATAAGATACAGCATCCACTTGGTGGTCCTGCATTCTCTTACAGATATGATATTATGGATATTGGTACTATGGACCAACCTAATATCTTTAAGTGTACTATTAAGGGTCAGCCTGAGTATAGAGGTTATCAATGGGGCCCATTTAGAAACCCATTCACTGGTCAGACTAACAATCCTTATGCTTCTTATGATGAGGATAGTGCAGTAATGCATAAGTTGGCTCACCTTGGTATCTGTGTACTTGACCCAACAAGAACACTTAGCCTTATTCCTGCTGTACTTGCAGCATAAGGTAATCTATAGAAGAACAGGTGAATGGGTATATCCCATTCCCTGTGTCTTCATTTATTTTATAAGTAAAACAAAATAAGAAATTTAGGAGATTATGGCTAAAGCTAAAGAGGAAGAGAAAAAGGATGGTACATTTGTAGCACCTGTTATTGAGGATGATGGTTTTGATGAAATAGAAGTACCAAAGAAACCAATAGATGCTGCACCACAACAAAGAGAGCAAGTAAGACATATTAGTGGCTCTAGACCACTTGTTAATTGCTTGAAAAATGAGAAGATTATTGTAAGATTTATCCCTAGACAAAGAGGTATGGTAAGTGACCCTAAGCATGTGGCTTATGGTGGTATGATGGAAAATGCAAAAAGAGTTTTTACAGTTCCACTTCTTAGGTCAGGTGCTTTTGTAGATGTACTTAATAAAGATGAAAAAGCATTCCTTGAATATACTCTTGGTCTTGAGGATAATGCAATGAGTGTCTACAATAGGAATAATAACTTCTGGTCTACAGCTAATGAAAGAGGTGTATCAAAGGTTGAATTACATAAATCTGATAATTATCTTGATTTGTCTAATCCTATAGATTATATCAAGTATAAGATACTCCTCGCCAATAAGGATATTATTGCACCTAATCTTCAAACTCTACAGGACCAGCCAAAGGCATCTTATGAATTTGTAATTATATCAGAGTCTGAGAAGTCTAGAGCTGCTACTACAAGAGTTAATACTAAGAAACTTTGCTACAAGGCACTTGGTAAGATTGAGAATGATATTGATACACTTAGACTTATTGTTGAAACTATTGATGGCAGACCTACAGCAGCATCAGTATCTCTTGAAGCTCTGCAAGTTAAAGCAGATGACCTTATTAATGCCAGTGCAGGTACTTTCTTGAAAGTTGTTTCAGACCCACTATTACCTACAAAGGTACTTATTAGAAAGGGTATTGAGCATAATCTTATTGCAAGAAGAGGTAATTATCTTTATAATAAGGAAGATAATACTCCTCTATGTGAAAATGGTCAAGAGCCTACACTTAATATAGCTGCTACTTATTTGAATAATCCTAAGCATCAAGAACTGAAGTTTTCAATTGAAGCAAAAACAAAATAAGTATGACCGTACAAGAGTTTTCAGACCAGTTTGATGTATTATATAATAACATAACAAGCAACCAAGCTCCTGGGCTGAATGAGTATGAGAAGAGTGTGTTCCTCACAAAGGCTCAGGATGAAATAATCAAAAACTATTTCTCTCCTAAGGGAAATCTAAAACAAGACGGCTTTGATGATAGTCCAAAAAGGCAAGCAGACTTCAGTAGTATTATTGAGACAGCTACCTTACAAATAGGTGACTCTACTAGTAGGTTTGACCAAAGGTCTATTGTGTACAGGATGCCATCAAATCTGTTCATTAGCTTAAATGAGCAGTTAATGGTGAATAACAACCCGTTCACAATTGTTCCTATATCATATCAAGAGTATGATAGACTGATGAGTAAGCCCTACAAGTATCCTCCTAAACACATGGCTTGGAGGCTAATAACCAGAAATGCTGTGGTGAGTAGTTCACCTTCAACAGCGGAAGGTGAGTATAAAGGGCACCCACTTATAACTGTAAGTGAGTATGGTAAACCTATTAGGCTAATTGTAAGGAGTACAACTGGAAGTTCAGTACCTCCTACTATAGAGGAAACTACCTATTCTGTTACTATAACTATGGTTATAGGAAAGACTATAATTAGAGAAATAGATGGGCAGGCAGTTCCAATTAACAGCACTGTAAAGTACTGGAACTATTATCTAAGTGGCTATAATAGTAGACCCTGCTACACAGCAGGGTACTTCAAACCTTGGGATGGTTCAGATGGAAATTCCGTATTCCCAGCTATGCCCATAGGAGACGATTGGACAAATGAGACCCTGTATGACATCCTAAATCAAGGAGGTACACCCGCTGGTGTTGCAACCATTGCAGAGGTTATAGGGAGGTTTACTTCAACTCCTACTTATAGAATGAGGTATATCAAGAAGCCTTCTCCAATAGTACTAGTGTCACTGGGTGACATTCAGAATGGACTAAGCATACAAGGAGTAACAGCTGCTCGAACTTCAGAACTTCCTGATGAGATACATGAGGAAATCTTACAGAGAGCTGTTGAGTTAGCCAAGGTAGCATGGGGAGGGGACAGTAATCAATCCCAGCTTGAAATAACAGCAGGACAAAGGAGTGAATAGATATGACTACTGAAGAATTTAGTGATGCTTTTGATACCTTAGTAAATAGTACTGCTAATGTTGATGGCTTTGGTAGTATTGACAGTACATTGAAGTTTGATGAATATGAAAAGTCATACTTTCTTACTAAGGCTCAAGAAGAGGTTGTCAGGGAACTCTATACAGGTAAAAACAGATTTGGAGAGAGTTTTGAGAAAACAGAGGAATTAAGAAGATTACTTAATAACTTAATAGTTACCCATAAACAACCTCTATCAGAAGAAAACTATAATGATTTAGCACTCACAGATAAAAGCTATCTTGTTCCTATATTTGATGATGTAATGTATATCATTTATGAGGCAGTTAGATTAAAAGATGACAGCCTTGGATGTTATAGTGGTACAGTAATTAATGTGCAACCAATAACACATGATGAATACAATAAAATAAAGGACAATCCATTTAGAGGTCCTACAAGATATAAGGCATTAAGATTAGATACTAATGATAATCAACCTATTAATTGCGTTGAAATTATATCTAAATATGCATGTGATGAATATATTGTAAGGTATCTAAAGAAACTAAATCCTATTATTCTTGTAAACTTGGATGATAGCAATGTATCTATAGATGGAGAGACAAAGAAGCATGACTGTGAATTAAATTCAATATTACACGAGTATATTTTAGAAAGAGCTGTGGATATGGCTTTAAGAACAAAAAGCATAGGCAAACCACAGAATGTTTAACTTAATTTTTAAATAAAATGCCTAGAATTTTTACAGAGAACCAAGCCACACTTGTTTATGTGGCAAAGGCACTTAA